TTACCGCGTCCAGCGCCCGGAACGCCCCCTGATCCGCGTTCCGTGTGCCGATGCCCCGGGCGAGACTTCGCCCGGGGCATCGCTTCGTCTGGGGCCGGCAGCGGGACTTGAACCCGCAACCCCCGTTCACGGGCTGACCGATCACGGATGATTTGCTACTTAGCAATATCCCCGTTTGGAGATCATTTGGAACGGTCCGAAGTGGCCTCTGCCGCGCGATTCCGGCGTCACGGTTTCAGGGCAAACCGGTGAGTAAGCGTGCGCGGCTTCTTGCCGTGTCAGGCGTGCCGCCTATCGTCCGGGTCGTGCCCGCCCGATTTGCTCCCTTCGCCAACCGATTCTGCCCGTCCTGCGGACGACCGATGGAGCAGGCCTGGAAGCGTCAGCCAGACGGAACGTTCGAGCCGATCGCGCTCGACTGGTGCGAGCCCTGCGCCGTAGGAGTGAAACCAACTGAGGAGTGGCAGGTCGACCTGCGGATCGTCGGACCCAACTTCCCGGGACATCCAAACGACACCGGAACGGAGTGAAGTGCCGGGCTTCATTTCGCGAAAGTGAAGCTGTCCGCTTGTCAGCGGTGTCGCGCATCATCATCGGCATGGCCGAGCACAAGTGGGCGCCACCCGAGCACCAGGACGTCCCGATCTACGCAGCCGAGTCGCTGCCTCTCGATCAGATCGGGAACCCCGAGCAGCTCGGCGATCCCGAGCCCGTCTGGGTCGAGGGCCTGCGGTTCGACCAGATCGGCGTGCTCGAGCGGGTGAAGGCGTTCGCGATCGCCCGGTCCGACGTCGCCGTACACGTCGAGATCGCGTGGCAGGGCCGACTGCAGCGGGCCTGGGTGCCGCGCGCCTCCGTCACTCGCCGGAAGCTCGCTCCACGGCGCGACTGATGGCCCGCCGGCGCTGGGGCGGCTTCGTGTGGCCGCGGGGTCGAACACGCCCCGCGGATGAGGGCTGTTGAGCGTCGCTTGGGCGCGCCTAGGATCGCACCCGTGAAGACGATCATCGCGAGCGCAGCCGCTCTCGCCCTCGCCCTGACCCTTGCTGGATGCTCGACCGAAAGCAGCGGCCCGGTCGAGGGAAGTACGAAGCCGACCACCGCGAGCGAGTCGAAGACGCCCACGCCGACTCCGGAGGCTGCCCTCGGCACTCGTCCAAACCCGTTCCCGGTCGGCACGCCGGGCAAGCACTCGAAGGACTCGGTCTGGACCTTCACCTGGGCCGACACCGACGGAAACGCTTGGCCGAAGATCCAGCAGGCCAACGCGTACAACACAGCGCCCGCCGAGGGGCAGTCGTTCGTTCTCGCGTCCATGAAGGTCGCAGCCGACCCTAGCCTCCCTGCAGAAGGTGGCGATCCGACGGGGAGCTTCACCATCAGCTACGTCGGCAGCGATGGCAACTCCTACACGGCCGCGGGTGACTGTGGCGCCCTGCCGAGCAAGGCCTGGTACGAGTTCGGCCGCATGTATCCGGGCGCCTCGCAGGACGGACTTGTCTGCACCTCTGTGCCGACTACCGCGGTCGGGGGCGGTACCTGGCACGTGCAGTCGCTCGTCGGCGTAGGCGACGCCTACTTCGTCGGAGCCAAGTAATAGCGGCAACGACGAAAGACCCCCTCGAGACTCCGTGAGGAGCCCCGAGGGGGTCAGATCGTTCAGCCTGTCGGCGAATCGGTCGGTTCGTCGACGGGTGACGGTGTGCAGGTGCCGGCGACGTCGGACGTCGTCGCGTCGGTGAAGGTGAACCGGAACGCCGAGCCTGTGTCCGTGAGCACGCAGCTCACGGCGGCGACGCCGCGGCCGTCCTTCCCGTCCGCTCCGTCCTTGCCGGCGGTGCCCGGTGCGCCCGCAGGCCCGGCTGGTCCCGGCGGGCCTGTCGCGCCGTCGGCGCCGGGCGTGCCCGTCTGTCCGGGCACGCCCATCTCGCCGGCTGCGCCGATCCCGCCTGCGGTGCCGGGTGATCCGTCGTCGCCGTTCCGGCCGTCGCGCCCGTCGGCGCCGTCCGCGCCGTCCTTCCCCGGAGGGCCCGCATCACCGGTGGAGCCGGTCGCACCGGGCGTCCCGGGCGTCCCGGACGATGACGATGTCGCGGCAGACGGTACGTCCGACGGGTCCGTGGTGAGCGGCTCGACGCCCTCCTTCTGCGACTGGTCGTAGAGGCTCTTGTACTCCTCGAACAGCCGGTCATAGCGGGACGACGCCTGCCCGAGCTGGTCCGTGAGGTCCTGGTTCTGCTGGCTCAGCGTCGCGGACCTCGACCGAGCCGTGTCGATCGTCGCCTGGTTCTGGAACAGAATCAGCGCGATCACGAGTGCCGCCGCGAGGAACATCCCCGCGGTCATGATCGGTACCGCCCGGGCGCGGAGCGTCCCAACGAGGACCCGCGTCATGGCGTGTGCACGGTGTCGCATCAGCCACCCCCGAACCGTGTGTAGAGCGCGATGGCCGCGGAGAACACCGCGACGCCGACAGCGAGCAGGTTCCCCGTCGTCCACCGCGACTTCTCCGACAGCTCAGCGAACCGTCGGGCGACGTCGGCGCGGTCGGCGGTCGCCTGCGTCTCGATCCGCTCGAAGTGTTCCTTGTCGGCGTCCCGGTCGCGCTCGTAGACCTGCGATGAGACGCCGGTCTGCTTGATCTCGTTGACCGTGCCCTCGATGCGCTTGAGGGCCCGGGTCATCTCCCCAGGCCCCCACACCTCGTTCTCATCCGTCGCCATGCGGACTCCCCTCTAGAAGTATGCGGTCAGGACGTCGCGAGGTGCTTCGGCTGATCTGTGTCCGGGACGAGCGTGTTCCCCGGATCCGACAGTCCGTCGCCGACGACGAGCGCGTCCGCAGCCGGCATCGCCGACGTCGGCAGCGACGTCACGATCGCGACTCCCGTGCTCTCGCGGGCGTCGATGACCTTCGCGGCGTCGGTTCGGATCTGCACGCCGAGCTCGGTGGCGACGGCCTTCACGACCGCGGTGATCACGAGGATCGCGTTCGCCTTCGTGAGATGCCCGTCCGGGAGCACGGCGACCAGGGCGGAGATGACCGCGAACCCGATCGACGAGCCGGTCTTCGCGGCGCCGTGCCAGCGGGCGTCGACGAGCGGCAGCCAGAAGACGACGCCGGTGCCGAGCAGCAGCAGGCCGATCTGCGTGAGGGTCTGCCAGTCGATCAGCGTCCCCGTGCCGGCGGCCTGGGCGGCCTGCAGGATACCGAGGACGCCGACGGCGAGCGGGAGGAGGGTGGTCGCGTAGCGGGAGAGGAACGTGCTCATGGTCACTTCACCTTCCGGAGGACGGCGGCGATGATGTCGACTTCGGCGTCCCCGAACTCGGTCGCGTCGGTGAGGACGTTCTCGTCCTTCGCGTCGATGACGCGCTGCATGAGCTTGATCTGCTGCGTGCCGAGGATGGTCTGCTTCCCGACGCGCAGCGGGTCGAACTTGTACGCGCCCTTCTCGGTGAGCAGGGTGTGCCCCTTCGGGCTGTGAATGATCTTCATGAGCGGCTTGCTCTCCTTCGTGTTCGGGGTGATGCTGCTCGAGGTGTAGAAGCGCTCACCGGGCTGGTTCACGCCGGTGATCGGTGGCAGCGAGTATGCGTATCCGCCGTTGTGGTGCCAGGACTCCGGCGGGTTGAACCGAGCACCGGTGTGCACGATCCCGCGGGGAACGCCGTGCTGGTGGACCCACTCAGCCTCGCCGGCCGTCATGGCGCGGTTCGAGCCGTCCTTCGTGGTGATGCCGAAGTCGAGAGCGGACCCGATCTCCTCCCGGTGAGTGGAGAAGTACAGCGCGGCGGCGAGGGCAGCGAACGGGGTGCCGTTGCGCAGGTACGTCTCCCACGCGGCACGGAGGATCTCCATGCGGCGCTTCTCGCGGATCCCCTCGTTCACCGTGAGGCGATCGCCGCGCTCGAGGGCGCCGGGGAACTGGGTGTCGAACTCGTAGCAGAGCGATGACACCTGCGCGGCGACGAACGCCGAGCTGACGTGCTGCACTTTCCCGAACGGGCTAGTCGACGTGCCGTCGTCGTAGGACGACGGTCCGACCGGATGACGTGTTGCGGTCACGGGACCTCCTTCAACGAGGAGAGCCGCCCCGGTCGGGGCGGCTCAGCGGATGATGCGGGGTGCGTTACTCGATGCCGGCGGACGGCTCGAGGCGCTGATGCCAGGCGACGTGCGCGGCCTTGTACTCGCGGATGTTCTGCACCCGGCAGCAGCACACTGCGCACAGCAGGTCCGTGGCGATGATCACCTCGAGGTCGTCGACCGGGTCAGAGACGACCGCCCCGTTCTCGATCCAGTACTCGTGCTCGACCTGCGTGAACGCCTGCATGCGGTTGCCCTTCTAGGATCCGAGTCGGAGCGCCGTGAAGCGCGTGGCCGCCTGGGCCGAGTTCGCCGACGACGTCGAGTACATGAACAGGCGCACCTTGTCTCCCGCGGCGAGCGGGATCAGGGCATTCAGAGTGGCGTTGGTGCCGTCCTGGAACGCGACGTAGGTGCCGTTGAGTTGCACGAACGCCTGCCCGCCCGCGACACTCCGGATGGCGAGCGACAGCTGCCACAGGCCGCCCATGCCTGCCGGGACGGTGAACCCATCGCCGGAGGCAGACCACGCGGCGGTCGTCAGCCGGCCACCAGCGACCGCCTGGTTGAACCGTGAGGTGACGTCCGTAGTGCCGTTCACGGGGACAGCGGCAGATGGGGACACCTGCAGGTAGTCCGTGTTCAGCAGCGAGGAGCCGTCCGGCCGCCGGTAGTCGCCCGAGCTGACGGCGGTGACGTTCTCGAGGTACATCTCGGGGTACGCGCTGCCGCTCGTGCTCCCCTTCGCGTACAGGAGCGGCATCGGCACCGGGGTGCTGTCGGTGCCACTCCTCCGCTGGAAGCCGTAGATGCCACACACGTAGCCATCACTGCCGGCCGCGGGGTCGAGGAAGACGCGCTTCACGGCTGTGTCCCCGGAGACGCGAAGCCCGACCGTAGTGCCGGACCAGATCGGGGCACCACCTCCGATCACGACACCGTAGGTTCCTCCGCCGACGTACACAGTCGGGTAGTCGATGCCTGCCCAAGGGAAGTTCAGTCCCTTGATGTTGCCGGCAAGAGCGTTCTTCTCCGAGTAGAAGTTCACCTGGTTGGCGACAATCTCTGCACGCTGGCCGGACGCGGCGGACTTGATAGTCGCGCCGACGAGCGTGATGCCGTTGAGCGAGTCGACGTCGATCATCCCGGCGGTGATCTTCTTGGCCTGCACGACGTTGGCGAACAGGTAGTCGATGACCGCCTGCGACATCGTCGCCCCGGACGTGACGAACAGGTTCGACACGTTCGCCGTCTGGAAGTTGCCGGTCGCTGCGGCGATCTTCTGCGCGACGAGCTCGGCGATCGCTGCGGAACCGGCCGTCAGCTTCGCGACGTCGAGGTTCGCGATGACTTCGGACCGGATCTGCTGCGGCGTCCACACGGGGGCTGCGAGGGTGCCCGACTGCAGCCACTGCCCGGCGACGTTCTTCGCCTGGTCCCAGAGGAACCAGATCGTGCCCGTCGGCGCGGTCCCGGAAGGGCCCGCGGTGGAGGAGAACAGGATCAGCGGCTTGCTGTCCGCGGTGGCTTGGGCGGCCTTCGCGGCGTTGGTCGCGGCGGTGGCGTCCTGCTGCGCCTTGACCGCTGCTGCTGCGGCATCCGTCGCGTTCTTGTCGGTGACCTGCACCCAGTCGGGGATCGACGTGTCGTAGACCCAAGGGGTGTTGTCGGTCGTCCGGATCCAGAGGTTTCCCGCTGCGGCGTTCCCGCCGGTGGGCTTCGACGCCTGCGGGATGACCTTGCCCTTGCCGTTCGCGATGCCGGCGGCCTGCAGTGCTGCGGTGTTCGCGTTGTCGGCAGCGGTCTTCGCGACGCCGGCGGCGGTGTTGGCCTGGTCGGCGATGTCCCTCGCCGCGGCCGCTGCTGCGCCCGCGGTCGCGGCGGACGCTGCTGCGTCGATCGCCTTCTGGTCGGTGATGGCCTGCCAGTTGCTTGCAGTGATCGTGCGGTGCAGGGAGTAGACCGCCGGGGAGTTCGCGTTGTTCGACTGGATCGTCAGCACCAGGACTGATGCTGACGGGGTCGCTGTGAAGCCCGCAGGCAGTGTCCACGTCTCCTGGTTACCAGCGGTGCTGTCGCCCTTGTCGGAGAACGCGTACGAGGCCAGCACGGCGCCGGTGACGCCGTCTCGGAGCCGCCCGATGCTGGACTTCACGAGTCCGTTCAGCGCCATGCTCACCGAGAGCATCAGCGCGACGGGGGTCGTTGCGCCCGGCGCGACTGAAATTCGCAGGACTTCGGTCTCGGTGGTCGCGGTCGCGGCCGGCAGGATCAGTGCGACGGCGTTCGGGTCCGGCACGGTGACCGGCCCGTACCGATTCGGCTGGTTCTTCGGGACACCCGCCGCGTTCGGGGAGTTGTCGATCCACAGGTTCGCGGGGGTGGCGCGCGAGCCGGTCGGCGCGGACACCTGGGTGATGGTCTCGCCCTTGGAGGCTGCGAGTCCGGCTGCGTCACGTGCTGCGCTCGATGCCGCCTCCGCTTCGGTGAGGGCGGACCCGGAGGCTCGGATGGCGGTCTCGACGTTCTCGGAGAGTCCGTCGACCTGTTGCCCGAAGGCAGCGTCGATTTCTGCTTGCGCTTCCTCGATCTCCTCACGCGCGAGCGAGAGGTTCGCGTCGGCGAGTTCGAGGCGCGCGTCAAGCTCGGCCATCGCGGCGTCGATCGACTGCGCGAGGCTCGAGACCACTTCGCCATGCTCGTCGATGTCGTCCTGCAGCTGCGGGATCGATGTCGCAGCTTCCGCTGCGACATCGAGCGCACCAGACACGTCGACGGGTTCGTCCTCGGTCCCGATGGTGGTGGAGGTCAGCTGGTCCGCGAGGCCGAGTCGCAGGACGACGCGCTCGAGGCGGGCGAGCTTCGCACCCAGTGCGTCCCTGTCGATGTCGGTCACGTGGTCAACCTCCGTAGATGAACGAGTCGGAACGTTTGAGGGTCAGCACCATGTCGGTGTCGCTGACTTGCTGCTGTTCGACGATGCGGTGCACGAGGTCGATGTCGCCGTGGCCGCGGAGCGTCACTCGGACAGGGACGTCGTCGCCGAGCGACCACGAGCCGAGCTTGATCGAGCGGGTGCCGCGCACGCGCAGTTTCTGCACCTCGATGACGTTCAGGCTTCCCGCCAGCACTTTGTTGATGCGGCGGTCCATCTGCCCGGCCCACTTGATGTCCTTGTCGGTGACGACCTTCGTTCGGCGAGGGCGTCCGGTGCGCTTCGCCGTCGATCGCCGGATGGACCCGGCACCCTCGCCGGCACCGATCCCGACGACCTCTGACGCGTAGTTGTCGCCGTCGACGCGAGCCTCGATCACCTCGACGACGTTGATGCCCTGCTCGAAGGCGACATCGCTGCGCTCGCGCCCGGCGCGCGGATGGAAGATCCGGATCGTTGAGGTGATGGCGTCGCCGGTCATCTTCCACTCGTCGGTGTAGTCGAACGGGGTGTCCTCGGCGAGATCCTGCAGAATCTGCCCGCAGTCCGTGGCCTCCCACCATGAGAGCTCGAACGCGCCGCCGTCGTCCTTCTTCTGCCGGTTCGCGGCGACCTTCACGTCGTAGGCCGCGCCCTTGGCAGACCTCCGCGCCGTGACGACGCGGGCCTGCTCGTCGACAGCATCCTGCTGCGCGGCGATACTGGCGTTCTTCGCCGCCTTCCGCGCGGTGACGTCGTTGACAGCGGCCTGCGCCGCGTTGATGCGCGCCTGGTTCTTCGGCTTCGCCTTCTTCGCAGCCGCCAGTTCCGCGTTGTCCGCCTGGGACTCCTGCACCAGCACGCTGTACTGCTTCCGTGACGCAGCAACGATCGCGGCGAGCCGCTTCCGCTCGGCGACCGCAGCGTCGTACGCCTTCACAGCCGCCGTGTACCGCTTCGCCGCATCCTCGGCCTGCTGCGTCGAGTACGTGCCGGTCCGGGCCGACGTCGATCCCGCCACAGCGATCCGCCAGTTCGAGTCCGGCTGAGCCTGCATGTAGGTGACGAGCCGTCGGACGATGTCGGCCGGGTCGACCTCGGCGAGGGTCAGCGCGGGCCCGAGGTACGGGGTGCCGAACAGGACCGTCGAGTCGGTCTGCGCCTCGAGCTGCCACTCGGTCGAGCTGTCGTCGCTGCTGATGATGATCCCGCCCCAGAGCACCCGGCCGTTCTCGTCGACCTGGTAGATGCGGGTGTCCCACTCCGCGACGAGCGGCCGGCCATCGAGGTCGGACGTCCGCGACGCGAACGCTGCTGACAGGGTGAACCGCATCGACCCGGCACCGTTGATTGCTCGCGACGGCGCATCGGTGACGTTCACCGGCGCCTCGGTGTGCAGGGTCGCGCCGGTGAGCGACCGCTTGAGGACCCAACGGTCGCTCACGCGGCGCGCTCCATGAACGTCACGTCAGCGAACAGGTAGTCACCGGCCGCCGTGCCAATGCGGGCACCGTTGCCGCCGGACGACACCGGCTGGACTGCGCCGGTGATCTGCACCGTCTTCCCCCGCATGGACGCGGGGATGGAGAACAACCCTTCCGACGGCATGATGAACGGCTGCCGGTACTGCCCGCCCCCTGCGGACGCGTCGATGGTGAACGTCGAGAACAGGTTGGCGGTCGCCTGCTCGCCGGGGAGGCCGATGAACCCGCGGAAGTTCGCGTACGCGTCGCCCTGCAGGTATTTCATGGCCGTCTCGGCGCGGATCACCGCGTGCGTTGCCCACTCGGGGACGACGAGCCCGCCGAGCGGCACGTTCGGGAACGGCTTCCACTGCCCGGCCGCCATCGTCACGTAGTAGTCCGTCGGGTCGGCCTTCACGATCTGCCGCTCCGACCGGGGCCGGGCGAGCTTGCGGAGGTCGGTGATCATGCTGGCGAGGATCGTGCCGGTGTTCGCGGGGATCGCGACGCGGGCCAGCGCGATACCCACGTCGTTCTCGTGGCCGACGACGTCCTGCAGACGCGTCGCCGTCGCAGGGACGTTCTCGATGACGCGCGAGAACATGAAGGGGCCATCGTCGGGGTCGGCGCCGTTGCCCTGCCACTGGGAACCCCCGACAGCGTTCAGGTCTTCGACGCGGCCGACGATCATGTCGACGCGAGGGATGGCCCCCGTCTCCGCCAGTTGGACGGGATCGGGGCCGAGGTTGATTCCGATGTACGACTGCTCGTAGCTGTTCGCTCCGCGGTTGCGGATCATCGCGCCGCCCGCCGACACGATCAGCTGCCCGGACGGGACGGTGGTCGGCACGACCTTGAGGTCGCCGGGCTGTGCGACTCCTTCGCCACCGCCGCTCGCGATGAACGCGAGGGTGCGCGCCACTTCCTCGGAGTGCTTCGCGTTGCCGCCGACGAACCACGGGACTGCATCCCACATGTGTCTGTCCTCTCAGGGGGTGGTGTGCGCGTCGCGCCACTCGAGGGTCGCTCGGGGGTTCCCGGCGGGAGCCGTGCCGGTCAGCACGAGCTCGTAGGTGCCGCTCGTAAGAGCGGAGGTGTCCAGCCGGGATGACCCAGCCGAGGGATTGAGGGTGCCGCCGGACGAGCGGCGGACGCCGCCCGCGTTCCACGGAACGGTGAACAGGTCGATCGCGTCGCCGTCGGCGATGGTCGTCTGCCACGCGTAGCGCAGGGTGCGGCCCTGCCCGATGATGAGCACAGTCGGGTTGAGGATCGGTCCGTCGACGCTGAGCTGCCAGGGGGTCGCAGCCTCCGAGTCGACGACGAACTCCGTCCTCCTGCTGCCGGGCGCGTTGCCCACGGTGAGCGGTGCCTGCAGGGGCGCCCGCAAACCACCGACGATCACCGGGACGAGCCCGACGGTCGCGAGCTTCCTCGCGCCGTACCAGAGCGGGTCAGCAGCTCGCCACTCGGCCTGCACGTCCGAGGCCGGCGGGGAGTCGAAGTACCTCGAGGCCGATGTCGCGATCCGCCGAGGCCTGCCGAACGAGGACCGGCCACGATCCGACACGAGCTCGGCGACAGCGTCAGGATCCCGCCGGACGCCGTCTCCGCGCCACAGGCGCTTCAGCGTCCCCTCGCGGTCGCGCGCCTGGTCCGGGGTAGTCCCGTCGACGCCGAACTCGATCGCGTACGTCGCACCGCCGTGAGTGTCTGACCCGAACTGGATCCCGTCGACGCCCGACATGCTCACGTCCTGGTCGGTGATGTCGTACTGCTGCAGCTCCGGGAAGCCCCGGAGGAAGATCCCGGACTCGTCCGAGAACTCCACCGGGTCTTCCCCGGGGAACCGCAGCGACCACACGCCACTCATCGACGCCGCCCTCCTCGCACGTGAGTGCGGTACGCGAACATGGTCCGGTCGAGGTCGTCGTTGGGATTGCCCGACGAGACGAACGTCGGCGCGAACACGTCGTTGCCGCCACCACCAGGCGCCTGAATGATGATCGGCGCCGAGGACGGCGGGGCGTACTGGGCCGGCGTGACCGGGCCGCCGCTTGCCCGACCCGCCGCGTGCGCGTGGGATCCCATCGCCACCAGGAGTTGCGTCTTGGAGATCCGTCCCTCGTTGATCGCACTCATGATCTGCGGCCCGTACATCGAGGCGGACCGTTCGCGGATGATCCACTCCCGGTTCGATGCCCAGATCGGAACCTCGTCAGAAGTGCCCGTTCCAGGACCGCGGATTTCACCGCCCGACGCCTTGAAGATGCCCGTCGTGTTGTCCGCCGTGCCGACGTTCACCCGGTTCGTGGTGATCGTGATCGTCTTCTGCGTAGGCAGATTCGCGAGGTCACGGAAGACCGCAGCGATGCCCTGCTGCGCCACGTACGTCTGCGCTTCCACCGTCGTCGACTTTGAGTTCGGGAGCTTGTCCAGCCGGCGCTGATACTCGGAGACCTGCCCGCCCGCCTGCGGCGCGTTGTTCGCGAACACCGTCGACCAGTTCGTCGGCGTCTCGATGACGGTGTCGGCGTACGCCTTCGCTCCGGCCTCGGTGAAGCCGTACTGGACAAGCTGCTTCGCGAGCTCGTCCCGACCCTTCTGAAGCGCGGCCGTCGCCTGCTCCTGCGACCCCGTCTGCGTGTAGATCGCTCCCGCGGCGTCCTTAGACTTCTGGGCGAGGTCATCGATCGCCGCGGAAGCGTCACGGCCCGCCTGCTCGGTCAGCTTGAACCCATCGTGCGCGTCGTTGAGTCCGGACCGATTCTTCTTCAGCGCCTCGGACGCATCATCGACAGCCTGCTCGAACGCCCGCTGGGTGGAGTTGACATCCAGCTGCGCAGACCCAAGCCCCTTCAGCGCCTCCACGACGTCCTGGATCTGCTGAGCTGCCCCTTCACCCGACGTCTTGAGCTCGTCGAGCGCCTCGGCGTTCTCCTTCGTCGGGTCCTTCGCCTTCGACGCTGCCTCGTCGTACTGCCCCGTCGCCAGTAGCATCAGATTCGTCTTGTCGGTGGCGATGCCGAGCGCGTTTGCCTGGTTCATCAGCTCGGTTTTGTAGTCCGAGAACGGCCCGTTCAGCAGCTTCTGCGCCTGGTCGTTGCTCAGCTTCTGGCTATCGACGATCTGGTTGAACGCCTTCGCCGCGGCCGGAGCGCTCACCTCGGCGACCTGCCCAAGCTCGGTGCCGATGGCACGCAGCGACTTCAGTGCCTGCTGCGTCTTCGCGTCCGCAGCGTTGTATCCGATGGACAGGAACGACAGGAACGTGCCCGTGGCGTCCGTCGTCCGGTCGAGCAGCGCCGGAATGTCCTTCAGCTGCCCAGCGACGTCGCCGACGAGGAACTTGGACAGGTCCGAGCGCTGGCCGGCCAGCTCGAGGAGCTTCGCTGCGGACACGGTGTGTGTGATCGCGGACTCGAGTTCCTTCTGCGACGCCGCCCCGGAGGACGCAGCCATGTCGAAGGTGTGGATCGCCAGCGCGGCCGCAGCGAACGCGAGACCGAACGGGCCGGTCGCGAACGTCGCCGCAGCACCGAGCCCGCGCCCCAGAGCGGACGTGGCCTTCAGCGCGCCGCCAGCAGCGCTCGAGAATCCAGGGATGTTCGATGCGGCAACGACCTGCAGCGCCTTGCCGAACTCGACGACCTTCGGGACCGCGATCAGGAGGGTGCCGCTGCTCAGCGCAACGGCGGCGGTGAGCGCACCGACCCCGAAGACGACGCCCTGCACGGCTCCTGGTGCCTGGTTGTAGACGTCGAGCAGGTCGGTGACGACCTGCACGGCCGCGCGGAGGGGCCCGTCAGCGGCTTCACCGGTGACGATCGCGGCGGTCTGGAAGGTGGCCTTCAGCTTGGTCAGGTCTCCGTTGAGGTTGTCCATCTTGCCGAGCGCTTGCTCGGTCGCGAAGCCCTGCTCGTTGACGGACTTTGTCCACTTGTCGACGGCGTCCGCGCCGCCGTTCATGAGGATCGTGGCGACGGTGATCTGCTCGTTGCCGAAGATCCGGCCGAGGGCGGCGTCACGCTCGGCGTCGCCGAGCGTGCCGAGTCGCTTGTGCAGCTGCTCCGCAGCCCCGTTGAAGCCGATGAACTTGCCCTGGGCGTCGTAGACGTTGATCGAGTACTGCTTCATGGTGTCGGCCGCGATCTTGGACGGCGCCGTCAGGGAGAGCAGCACACCGCGGAGGCCGGTGCCGGACTGCTGGCCGAGGATGCCGTTCTGCGCGAGCAGCGCCATCGTGCCGACGGTCTGCTCGAGCGAGATGTTCGAGGACGCGGCAACGGGGCCGATGTACTTCAGCCCCTCACCGAGCTCTGACACGCCACCGAGGGCCTTGTCCGCGCCGGCGGCCAGCAGGTCGGCGATGTGCGTCACGTCGCGACCCTTGAGACCGAACTGCACCATCGTCGACGCAGCGATCGACGTCGCGTCGGCGACGTCGATCTGCCCCGCGGCTGCGAGCTTCAGCGACCCGGACAGTGCCCCGCCGTAGATGTCGTTGGCCTGCACGCCGGCCTTGACGAGTTCGATCTCCGCGTCGGCGGCCTGCGTGGCGGAGTAGCCGATTGCGGTGCCGGTCTCGAGGGCCGCCTGCTTGAGCTTCCGCTGCTCGTCTGCGGTCGCGTGGGACAGCGACTTGACCGACGACATCTTCTCGTCGAAGTCGGCGTAGCTCTTGATCGCGTAGGCGACGCCGGCGGCGGCGACGGTCCCGATCGCGAGGAGCGGTACCGCCACCTCCTTCGCCTCGTTCTTCACGCCGTGCAGTGCGACAGCGGCCTGCTTCGCGTTCGCGGCGAGCGACTTCGACCACTGCTGCCCTGCACGGGTGCCGCGGTCGAGTTCGTTGACGAACCCGTCCATCGTCGCCCCGACGGTGAGCTTGACACTGCGGTCGGATCCGAAGCCCACGGGGCACCTGCTTCCTGCCCTGGTGGGGCGTCAGTCGGTAGGAGGAGGTGTGCTGTCGCGGCGCTTGCGCACGCGCGCCCGCTTCGGCTGCACGGCAATGCGGTGCACGGGCACCATCAGCCCGGCGTGCGGGTCTCTGTCCTCCTTGCGGAGGTCAGAGATGAAGTGGGCTTTGGCGCGTTCAGCGAGGTCGTACGTCGGCGAGAAGACGAGATCGCCCTCGGGCGACGTCTGCGGTGTGCCGGCGACGAACCGGAAGTGGGAGTCCGGCAGATCGGGGTCCGCGTCTGGGTCGGTGGCTTCGGAGATCAGGAAGCCGTGTCCGCCCGTCTCGCGCTCCACCTCGAGGAGCGCGGTGAGCCAGTCGATGTCGGTCGGACCGAACTCGGATTCGAGGGTCGTGGTGGACGACGAGAGCTGCCCCTGCGCGTCGTGCTCGTACACGGTGCGCTGGGATGGCTCCCACCCCTGCAGCTTGCGGACGGACCGGCCGGTGTCTCGCGACAGCGTGACCAGCGCCCGCAGCGCGGGGTCCTCGGTCAGTCTTTTTTCAGTCGCCCCAGACGGTTCGACGCCTGCAGCACGTTGAGGTTGATCTGCAGGTTCACGATGTTGCCGATGTCCCAGCCGGACCCGATTTCGAGGATGGTGTCCCAGTCCTCGTCGTCGAGGATGATCTCCTCGACGTTCCCGTCGTTCTCGACGAGTTCGACGGTACTGATCCGTGCGGCCGCGAGCGCGACGGCGTGGTGGTTGTAGCCGAGGTCGAGATCGAACTGCACGTCCATACGGGGCAGGTACTTGTCGGCGAGGTCACCCCACTCGACACCCGGCAGCTTCGTCATGCGGAGCTTGTGGACGTGCTCCCGCTCGCGCTCGGTGAGCGCCTCGAGCTCGTCGTTCAGCTTCTTCAGCTTCGGCGTGACGAGGCGGCCCTTCGCCTCCTCGCGTGCCGCGTCGATGCGGTCGAGGAGCAGCTTTCGCTCCTTCGCCAGCTCGACGTCGAGCACGATTTGCACAGTGCCCGTCGGCGGCTTGTAGCCGTCGCGGTTCTTGGCGATGTTGCCCATGATGATCCTCCCCGGATCTCCCGGATGGTGGTGTGGACGCGGGCGGCAGCTCCGGGGAGGACTGCCGCCCGCGTGTCTTGCGGGGAAGGGCTACGCGGCGAGCGTGTAGTCCTCGAGCACGTTCCGGCGCGGCGCGAGCGCCTGCGTCTTCGTGAACTTGCCGCCCGACGCGGTGTTGCGGACCTTCGTGCCAGCGATGACGTCGAAGATGTCCCACTTGTCGGTGGTGGCGAAGTCCTCCTCCCACGGAGTCGCGTAGCGGGCGAACAGGATGTACTCCTCGCCCTCCTGCAGCAGCGGGTCGGCCTCGTCCTCGTCGCCGCCGTAGACGTACGTCAGCGAGGCGGTGTGGGTGACGGGTCCGAAGCCGCCGAGCACCTGCCGGAGCGCGAACCGCGGGTCCGTGGTGGCGTCCTGCGCCTTCCCGTGGGTCCACCCGTCCGTGGTGAGGGAGTAGGTGATGTCGACGGTGGTCGGAGCCTTCAGGTCCGCGAGCGTGGGCGGCCAGGTGGTGATCGCCGACTTCGGGGCGGCGAGGAGCGCGAAGTTCCCGTCGACGTCGACGCTGGGGGGCAGGATGAGATCGCGAGTCACGACGTGACTCCTTCCGTGGTCACGCCGGCGTCACCGGCGGTGGTGTCGGCCACGGCGGTCGCCGGGGACGTGTTGGGGGCCGCGGGCAGCTCGTCCGGCGACTTCGGGCCGGTGTCCTTGCTCGCCGGCGGCTTCTTTGCCCGGGGGCGCCGCGGCTTGGCGCTGTCCGCCTTCGCGTCCTGGGGTGGTTCGTCGGTGTCGTCGACGGCTCGCTTTGCGGCCGCAGTCGGCTTCCCGGTTGCGGTCTCCGCGGGCCGGTAGACGTCGGGCCAGCGGTCGGCGGTCGTCTTCGCGACGGTCACGAGGCGCTCGTCGCCGTCCTGACCGATCACGACGTCGACCTTCTCGACGAGGGGCTTCTCTCGCATGAGCGGGTCTCCTTTTCAGGTGGTGGGGCGGGCGGGGTTGGACTCGAAGCCGTAGACGGCGATCGCGTACCAGACGGAGGGCTGCACGGCGTTGTCCTCGGCGTTGCCGGGGCGCTCGAGGCGGGTGATGCGCTTCGTGGCGCGCCCTGGGACGACGGGGACGACGCCGCGGCCGCCAGGCCGGAGGCGTTCGTCGATCCAGCCGAGGACCTGCACGGCGCCGAGTTCGGTCGTCCCGACGGCGTGGAAGATCCAGGACGGTCGGCGCGATGCGACGGGGCTCGAGAACCGGTCCGTCTCGGTGGCCTCGTTCGACTGGGTGATGACCGCGTAGGGAGGGGTCAGCACATTGCCGTCGCCGCTCGTCGGTGCCGAGCCGACTCCGACTCGGCCGACGAGCTGCGGGACGGACTCGACGAGGGCGCGCAGCGCGACCGTCTCGTCGAACTCGGCGCTCACCATCCGATCGCCTTCAAGCCGTCGTCGACCGCCTTGCCGACGCCGGCCTCGAGGTCTTCGATGTTCTCCTGCAGCGCTGCGAGACCGTAGCCGTGCGCCGGGAGGTTCACGTACTTGTGGCCGGGCGTCCCGTACTCGAGCAGGAGCGCGACACCACCCTGGTTGCCGGTGCCCTTCGTCGCGCCGATCTCGGCCTCGACGCCGCCTGCGAGTTCCTTCGTGTCGTACGTGATCGAGTACGGCACCCGGGGTGCCGAGGGCGTTCCCTGCAGCTTCTCCCGCCACGCGTTCTTCACGTGGGTGACGTTGACCTGCACCGCCTTGCGCACGAACGGGAGCGTCTCGGTAGAGAGCTGGCCGAGCTGGGCGATGGCCTTGTCGAACTCCGAGACATCGATGGTGACGGCGTCAGCCACTGCTGGTCACCTCCACTGGGAGTCGGCGCGCGGTCGCGTACGTCTGCTGATGGGTTCCGCTCACCGTGACGACGACGGGCGCGCTGGCGGAGTCGTTCGTGGCGAGGGTGATGGTCGCGATGTGGCCGACGCGGACCGCGGCAGAGCCGGCGGCGTCGACGGGGATCTTCAGCACGGAGCCCTGCTGAACGAGCTGGCGGCCGGCGGAGTCGACGGAGCGCGCCTGAGTGTCGGCGGCGCGGTACTCGCATCGGCCCTCGTAGACCGTCGTGCGGGTCTCCGCGGGGAGCGAGGTTTCCGGGTCGGGGTCGCCGCTGGTCGTGACCTCCACGATCGTGCAGGTGTCGACCATCTTCGACTCCGCGGCAGCTCGGAGATCGGGGAGCGCTGCGGCGATGTCCGCGCCGAGGTCCGTCACGGTCGGTTCTCGTAGATCGGGGTGCCGGCGATGTCCGCACCGCACGAGCAGTAGGTCGCGCCCCAGAGCAGGTTGCACCAGGGCACGTGCCGCGAGCCGCGACCGGGCGCGGTGTCGAACGCGTACGCGCCGCCGCTCGCCTTCACGAGCCCGAGCTGCGCCCACCACTCGTCGAGGATGACGACGCGGCCCTGCCCCGACTGGTACGTCTTCGACGACGAGCCGTCGTCAACCGACACGGTCACCTGCGTCGCGTCGTCGGGCTTCCGGATGTGCTTGACGACCGCCTGCCGGACGACGTAGTCGACCTTCTTCTGGTCGGGCATCTCCTTGCCGAGCTCGACAGCGCGGTCCTCGATGAGCATCTCGGCGTCATCGATCCACAGCTGCCACTGCTCGGCGAGAGCGGTGTCGGGGTCGGGGGCGGCCCGACCGAGTTCGATCGCGATCTTCGCGAGTTCGACGGTCATGACCGCCCCCTTCCGTTCACTCGTCCGAGGACTCGTCGTCCTCGTCGGTCTCCTCGTCGTCGCCCTCGTCGGACGGGTCCGGCTCGGTGATCGCCGCGAGGATCTTCGGCTTCGTCTTCGCGCCGCCGAGGTCGATGCCGTGCTCGGACGCGAACGTCTTGAGCTGCGGCAGGGTCCACGAGGCGTCGGGGTCGCCCTCCGGCTGCTCGTCGGCGCCGACCGGCTTCCACTTCCCGCCGATGCGAGCGGCGAGCTCCTCGTCGACGTCGACGATCACGCCGTGCTCCGTCTTGAACTGGGTCATGCTGCGGCCTCCTCGATGACGGCGAAGCGGTTGGCGAAGACGTACCAGCCGTAGACGACCTCGAGGCGCAGCGCGATCTGGTTCTTGCGCTTGAGGTCGCCCTCGCCCGTCGGGTCGCCGTACCGGATGATCTCGATCGGCAGGTCCCGCTGGACACCCCAACGGATGCCGTTCTGGAAGTCGCCGACGATGCCTCGCACGCGGGTGTCCGCGGCGGCCTCGGGCAGGCCCGAGACGGTGTCGCCCTGCGCCGACGGGATTCCGAGGAAGTCCGTGATGTCGGTGCCGAACCCGAGGGCCGGATAGCGGGGCGTGCCGGTCGGCTGGCCGCCCGAGAGCGCCTGCAGGCCCGCGAGGTCCCACGAGAGCTTCGGGTCGATGGCGAAGCCGTTGACCGCCTTGCTGTCGTTGACGAGCAGACCGACCGCGGCGCGCACCTCCGCGTCCGCGTCGAGGCCCGCGGAGCGCACGACGCGCTTCGTGGTCGACGTCACGTAGTTGTCCCACCCGGTGATCACCGTGCCGGTGAGCGGGTTGATGCGGTGGATCAGGCCGAGGTCGAGACCGCGCGAGGTCGCGGTCGCGCCAGCAGCAGCGACCTGACGGAGGATGTCGAGCTGGTAGTCCTCGTCAGCCCACTGCACTTCCTCGGCGAAGCGCAGGGTGACCTGGCCCTTGTGGGGCTTGGCGGTCACGGAGCCGAAGCTGACCGAGGTGGACGACTTCTGCGCTCCCTCCTCGACGTACTCCATCTTCGGGAGGTCGTTGAAGGTGAGGTAGTCGACCTCGCCGAACCGCATCGGCTCCTGGGTGGAGAGGCGCGCGACGGTCGACAGGGTCTTGGTGGTGGTGATCATGCCGTCGGCGATGTTCCGCGGCATGAGCACCTTGGCGTCGTTGGTGCCGAAAACGGCCATGACGTTGGGTCCTTCCGGTTACTGCCCGCCGCCGAACAGCGAGCGCACCGCAGCGCGCTCGTCGTCGGCCTTGAGCAGGGGGGTCTTGCCCTCGTTCGGGGCTCGGTTGCCTTGCTTCTTCCGGTCCGCCTCCCGCTCGGACAGGCGCTTCGCCTGTGCGGTGAGGGTTTCCTCGTCCGTACCGGTGAGGAACAGGTCGCGGTCCTCGGCACTGATGCCGTGGGCCGCTGCGATGTCGCTGCGGAGTGCGCGCGCCTCGGCGGCGGCGTGCTTCTGGGTCAGCTCCTCGAGCTTCTGCTCGACGGTCTTCGCGCCGTCGGCCGTCTTCTTGAGGTCGTCGTAGTCCGCGAAGCGCTCGGATGCCTTGCGGCGCTCCTCGCCGCGGACCTTCGCCGCGTACTTGTCGAGGTCCTCCTGTGTGAAGGTCTTGCCCTCGTCGCCCTGCTTGCCCTTGTCGCCGTCGCCGGCGCCGCCGTCAGCGGAGTCGGTGGTGTCGATGAACCGGAGCCAGGGGCGGTAGTACGCCGGCTGGAACAGCGGTCCTCGGGCGGTGATGGGGGTCGTGTTCATCGGTACGTTCCGTTTCTGTCCCGTCGGACGTCAGACCGGCCTGAAACGCGGCCGTAGCGTTCTCCCCGGTGGGGAAGTCGTGTCACCCGGGGATGTCCGGGTAGTTCTCGTTGAGGTACTCGCGCAGGACGGCGCGTTGCGCCGGCGTGCGAGACCTTCGGGAGGCGACGTACTGCATCGCGTTCGCCTCGGGGCCGTGGTCGCCACCCCGGAAGACCGGGTAGGCGGTGCAGTGGCAGTGCGGGTGGGCCGCGAAGTTCGCCGACCGCTCCCGGTACACGGCGCCGCGGTCGGCGAGCATCCGGCAGAACTTGCAGCCGCCCGCCGTCGCGCGGGCCCAGCCGATCGCATCGGGGTCGCGCTTCCGGTTCCCGAGGACGGTGTCTCGGTAGGGGCGCGCCGTCTCGAGCTGCACGACCTGCGCCAGGCGGCTGTCGACGTCGTCGCCGTCCTCGGTCTCGCCGAACAGCGGCTCCGCAGCCCACGCGATGCCGCGCCGGATCTTCACGACCCTGTCGGCGACCGTCAGCGTGACCTGGAACGCGGTGCGCGCCCGAGCGATCTCCCGGGTCTCCTCGTAGAAGTCCGCGGCGAGGGCGGCGGAACCGTCGGAGTAGTACCCGATCAGCCCCGGCACGGTGTCGAGCAGCTGCAGCCGACGCGCTTCCGGCGCACCCGACGTGGTGGCGAAGACCGCTTGCGCGTCCTCCACCGCCGCGGCGGTAACGAGCTGCAGGTCCGCCCGCGACTCGTCAGGCGTTGGCATTGCCCGCCGTCCGGTTGGCGAGTGCGGCGATCACCGCGCGGCCCTGCAGCCGCTGCTTCTCGGCCAGCGCCTCGGTGATCTGCTGCTCGGTGAGACCAATGAGCTTCAGCCCGGTGCGTGTCTCCGCGAGCCACGGGACGGCCGCGAGCTGCTTCCCGCCGGCGTCAGCCTGAGCCGACTTCGACAGGTAGAGCGGGTTCCGCCACTCGGGCACGATGCTCGCGTACGAAGCCGGCACCTCGGAGAGGCCGTTCTGCATCGCGAGTGCTGCTGCGATCCTGCGGCGCACCGACACGGACCAGTCGCTCATCGCGCCCTCCGCCTCGGCGATGAGCGAGTCACGGCCCTGCACGTAGGAGCCCTCAGACGTGGGGTTCGCCATGTCCGTGAGCGCGAAGTCCTGGTCGGGGAGGTCGAACTCGCGGGCTTCGAGCTTCGCGAGAGCGTTGAGCTGCGCGAGGTGCGGCTGTGGCGACTCAGCAGCGAACTGCTTCACGTCGGCGCGCTGGTTCTCCGCGTCCTTGTCCTCGGTGTTGTCCGGGATGCCGAAGATGCGGCCCATCGCGACCTGCCAGGACGCCTTGTAGGTGCCGTCCTCGTTCTTGAACATCGAGTCGCTGCCGCCGAGGAGGACCATCTTCGGGATCGCGTAGATGTCCATGTGCGCCTCGAGGCGCATCATCGATCGGATGGCGGCTTCCTGGTGCGAGATCGCGGGCCGGTTGATCCGGGACCGGCCCATGCGGCGGCCGGCGCGGGGCCGGTAGACCATCGGGTCGACGGGCACGCCGAACGTGTGCTCCGAGCGGTCGACGGACCAGCCGCTGCTGTCCTTCTCCGCGCTGATCGTCATGTTCGGCAGGTAGAGCACGAAGCCGGTGACCTCGTTCGACCCGGACTTGCTGCGCGACGTCACGGACACGAAGCTGTCGAGCTTCCGCGAGCGCACGTTCCACTCGCCGGTCGCATTCAGGGCGTCGCGGGCCTGGATGAGCACCTTCGGCTCACCCGGCTCGCCGCGGGTCGTCACCAGGTAGGAGACGCCGTTGATCAGCGAGTCGGTGCGCGCCTGTGCGAGCTCGGCGAGGAGGAAGTTGCTGTCCTGCAGCTCGTTCATCCCGAGCGCGTTGAGGTCGCCGCCGGTCCATGCGAAGCGCTCGATGTTGCAGCGCCGTGCGAGTCCGTCAACGCCCTTCGCGCACCAGCCGAGTACGAGAGCGAGGTCCTGGTACTGCGGTGGGATGACCCCGCCGACCTGCCTCGTCGCGCGCTTGCCGTCGTAGATATTGGCGCGGTAGAGGTTCCGCGGCACCTTCTCGTCGAGCTGCTCGAGCAGACCGTTGAGGACGTCGTTCTCGTCGTCGGTGAGTTCCCAGATCCGGAGCTTCGTGAACGCCATCAGAGGATCACCGCCGTTCTGCTCGAAGTCCGGCGCCGCGTCGGGCGCTTCACGTTGTCGTTCTGGGCACCCCAGAGGGCGAGGGTCTCGGCGACGATCGGCGTGATGTCGGACGCTCCGTCCTTCCGGTTCCACGCCCAACCGCCGGCGCGGATCGGCCGCTTGCGGGCGACCGACAGCGCGACGTTCGACTGCGGCTGGTCCGTGTGCCGGACCGAGCGGTCCATGACGGCGTCGAAGAACTTCGCGCAGGCGATCGCCATGTCCCTGCCCTCCGCTGCTGCGAGCGTCACCTCGATGTCGGTGCCGATCAGGTAGTTCCGGTCGCGGCGCTTCTCGGTCAGGCCGGCGAGCTCGTCGACGACGACGGCGTGCAGACGGTTCTGCTCCGCGACCTGGGCGACCCACGGGATGACCCAGTCGACGCCCTTGCGCTGCTCGTCGAGTTCGACGTGCCAGAGACCGTCCGCTCGGCGGCCAGCGAGCGCCACCGCGGCGACCGACCGGTCCGGGGGAACGTCGATCGCGAGCGTGAGCCGCTCGATCGCCATCGACCCCGGGTCGGCGATGAGTCCCCACGACGCCTCGTCGATGACGACGCTGTCGTTCTTCGGGTCCCAGATCCCGCGACCCTCACGGTTCCACGAGTCGTCGTCCTTCAGGTTCTTCCGCAGACGCAGCAGCGACTCCCGCGGCGTGCGCAGCGGGTACGACGGGTTCATCACCGCCCACTGGTCCTCGTCGTTCGGATCCGAATCCGGATCCGCAGCGATCTCGAGCCAGATGGCGTCGTCCGCCTCACCCGCGTGAGCCTCGTCGCGACGCTGGCGGAACGCCTCCGACGGGTCCGACGACCGCGGGGGAGTGCCCATGAACAGCAGGAGCGCGCCGTGCTCGTGCCGCGCCTGGTTCGTCGCAGCGACCATGTCCTCGAGCGACTTCGTGTCGAGGATCTGACCCTCGTCGAACACCTCGACGTCGATCTCGTCGAAGCCGCGGCCGAAGCCCATCTTGCGAGAGCCGAACATGATCCGCGAGCCGTTGCGGAACACCGCCTGCTGCTCGCCGTTCGCCGCCCGCAGCGCGGCGATGTGCGGGGCGACCTTCTTGCGCCGGCAGATGCCGCGCAACGACGTGAACGTCTTCGTCGACGTGCTCAGGTGATGCGCTGTCCACACGACCTGCAGCCCCGGGTAGAGGATGCAGAGCACGACGAGCATCGCGAGCACGAAGTACGTCTTGCCGACCTGCCGCGGGATCGACATGCCGATCCCACCGACCGTCGCGACGTACTTCCCGTCGGCGCCGTAGCCCAGGCACACGGTGCCGAGCTGGCTCTGCCACCAGTCGAAGCCGAGCCCCAGCTCGAGGCCCTTCGCCTCGACCCGCGGCCACACCGTCCGGACGATCCCGGATGGGAACGTGAACGACTTCGCGTACTCAGACAGCCGAGGCGTCGAAGTACCCGTCTTGGACGGCGTCGTCGCTGTCGGCATCGTCCGCTTCCTCCCGGGCGTCCCACGCCTCGATCTCCCGCACGGTCTCGAGCAGGCGCTTCGTCAGCGCCGCGAGGTCACGTGCAGGGGTGTTCGGGTTCTCCACCGCGACCGCGATCCGGTCACGGGTCGCCTCCAACAGCTCACGGACGGTGCCCGTCCTCGCCGCCTCAGAGACCGACTTCGCCTTCCTCGGGGGAGCCGGGACATCGTCCGCGGTGACCGCGCGCAGCTTCCGATCAGCCATCCGAGCCACCCCCTCGGCGTTGGTTGAAGCCCCGAGGGTTGGTACAAGCCAGTCAGGGAGCCGGAACGGTCAGTGTGGAAAAAAGGGCGGAGGGAGAGAGCGCCTATCCCCGGAGGTACCTCGTGGGCCCGGCTGGGGGGCCTCCCCCTGGGGTCTTGTGTCGCCTCTTGTGTCAGGTCGATCAGCTTGTATCAGCACATTGGTTGGTACAAGTCAGCGTGTGAGTGAGCCGCTGCGACGCACGATCGGTGCGACGAGTCGAGCGCGCTTGGTGCTGTTGCAGTCCCTGTGTGCAGCCTTCTTGTTCGCCAGGGTGTCGGCTCCCCCCTTGGCGAGAGGGATGACGTGGTCGACGACGAACGACTTCGGGTCAGTGTGAGGCAGCGCGTAGTCGATGGCCTGCCCGCAGATGTGACACGCGGCTCCGGTCTTCCGGATGGTGGCGCGGTCGCGGTCTCGCTGCTTCGTGTTCCTCGGCTGCTTGCTCACGGTTGCGCCTTCGCGAACACCTGTGGGCGGAGGACCACGTCGAGTAGCGCAGCCTCCATGCGAAGGCGGAAGGCGTCGTACGCAGGGTCGTGCAGGGTGGCGGGCGGCAGGTCAGGGTGTGGTCCGTCCCATCCGGGGCACAGCTCGGCTGGGTACGCGTGAGCGCAGGTGTTCCACTCGGCGTCGTTGCGGAGTGGGAGCGGCGGTGCTGCCATCGGAGACCAGGGTGCCGGCATGCTCGTCCTCCTCGGTCGTTCAGTGCTGTCCCTTGTCGCTGCGAGGCCCGGGTCGCTACGTTCGACCGATGGCGAACTATCTTCTGCTGGGCACTGCTGCCCCGAGCTGGCTCCTCGCGGTCACCGAGGACCTGACGACGCTGCCTTCACGCTGGCAGGCTGCGTTCGAAGCGAACGAGCCCCTCACCGTCCAGGTGGTGACCGCGGACACGTTGCAGGTGCGCGCCCTGTGGGTGAACCCGCGGGCGACCTCGTGGTACCACGTTGTCGAGGTGGCGGACCCGGACGCCTGAGTCGTAGCGGGGGCGCAGGTGCGCCTCGGGTGAGGAATCTGACACCCGAGTCTGGGCGTCCTTCGCAGCTGCACACACGCCGCGTTGACGCCCCCGCTGAGTTGGCGGCCGTCGGGTCTCCGGGGTCCGCGTGTCACCAGCGGGTTGCTCGGGCTCGACGGCCAGAAGGGTTCCCCGTGCTCGGCGCCGTGACGGTGTGTTCGCTGCGCGGCCGTGTGGTCCTCGCCTTGACAGGGCGGGCGGCGGCGGGTGCGGTCTCGGTGCGTGTCGGCGGGCCGGGGAAGTCGTGGTGGGCAGGTGCCGCGAGCGCGCGCCGTTGCTCCGGTTCCTCCAACCGGACCTGCCCCAGCCGCTATCGGAGCTACCCGCCATCATTCGGTCGCACGTGATGGTTGCGTGCACCCTGTCCCCGTGGGGCCAGACCTGGTTGTCGCGGACGGACGCGTTGCCGTCACGCTTATCCGGGTCAGCGGCCCGGAACGTCCGCTGCTTGCGCCGGGTGCGATCCTCAAACCCGGTCCGGATACACGAAAGGCCCGGACTGGTGGGGTCCGGGCCGAATCGTGGCTTACGCATAGCGTATCGCACCGGGCGGACATTCGCGTCGTCCCTCGTTCGGGGGTCAGCGGTCTGCGCGCCCGCGGCGTCGGCCGTGCTCGGCGGCCCACGCGGTGACGGTTCGGAGCGTCGTGAACCGGGCACCGTCGACCTCGCGCACCTCGAGGCCGGCGGCCACCCACCGGCGCAGCGTGCGCTCGTCCCGGCGGATGGCGCGCGCCGCGACGGCGAGGGTCACGAGGTCGTCGCGCGGGTCACCCTCCATCGGCACCCCCGTTCGCCGGCTTGCCCCCGTCCTCAATCAGAGCGAGCACGGCGTCGAGGATGGTGCGCTCTCGGTGGTTCAGCGGGTAGATGGCCGCGTCCTGCGCGGCCTGGTAGACCTGCTCCCGCGTCGGCGAGGGCGGCTTGGTGTGCTCGGAGCCGACGCCAAGGCAGTGCTTCGTGTACTTGTCGCCCTGATGCTGGCCCCAGTAGTGCGGGCCGTGGGGCTCGTCACGGAAGCACGATGCCTCGGGTACTCGCCTCGGCTCGTCGGTGGTCGGTGCCGGGCGCTCGATGCGGACGAGCACTGAGTCGGTGCCCCAGACACCCGCGCCATCGGAGTAGTTGATGCCCACGGTCACCCGATCGCCTTCTCGGACGTCGCGGGCGGCCGGGTCGTCTCCTCGGTCCCTGTCGGCGACGACCTCGAACCCGCTGTCGTGCGTGGCTGGCGCACCTCGCAGGCTCAGGTTCTCGGCGAGAGCGGAGGTGAGTTGCCGAAGGAGTGCGGTGTACGGCTGAAGCGGCACGCGGATGAACAGCTGGTCGGTCATGCTGTGGCCTCCCCGGGCTCGCGGTGCACGAGTTCTCGCCAGGCGCCGAGCGCGGCGATCTCGGCGCTCGTCATCGTGGTGGCCTCGCCGCGCGGGGTGATGACGTCCCAGTCGCCGGCGCCCGCCTTCCACGCGAGCCAGCGGTGGGTGTCCTCGTTTTCGACCATGACCACGGAGTCGCGAGGCAGGGCATCGAGCGCGCTGGCCAACTCGTCGATGCGGCGTTCGTCGCCCTTGGAGGCGAGGTGCTTCAGCGCCGCCTCAGCCTGGGCGATCTCGGTCACGCCGACGGGTGAGCCGAGACCTGCTGCGGCGGTCAGCACCTTGGCGAGCTCCACGATCTCGTCCCAGTTCTCGGGGATGTCGCCCGACGACGCGTCGGCGGGGGCCGGGCGCGGGTTGAACGAGGCGAGGACGCCGACGCGGAGACCGTCGGACTCCCGCTCGATGGTGTACGACGGCTGGTCCGTGTACGCGACCGGTCGGCCGTACTGCCACTCGGTGTCGTTGTTGAACTTCCACTGGACGCGGGGCGCGTTGAGCACCTCGGCGATGGTGGGCTGCTGCTGGGTCATCGGTTTCCTCGCTTCGCTGCTCGACGGGCGGCTCTGTTGGTAAATCGGATTGGGGGCTCGTGCCCGGTGATCGGGTAGGGACTGCAGGCGTGCCAGCCCCTCGGCGGCCGCCGCGTGTCGGTGACTGCGCCGTCGTCCTCCACCTGGCCGATCAGGAGCCAGCCCTCGGCGGCGGGATCCGCGGTCTTCGGCAGCTCGGCGCCCGCCGGTGCTCGGTACACGTTGCGGCCCACGAATCGGACCTCGGTGCTGCCGTCGGTCACGCGGTGGCCTCCTCGACGGGCAGGAACGCGACCGTGCCGTCGGCGAGCATCACGTCGACACCGGTGATGACGCCGTAGGCGCGCTTCACGTCGATGCGGTCGACCTCGGCGTTCGTCTTGTGGCCGTGCTGTTTCAGCAGGGCGCGGATTCGGGCGAGGGTCATGCGGTTGCTCCTTCGACGCGGGGGATGGACGTGCCGACAGCGATCTGCCGCACGATGCGGGCGAGCTTCCGGGCGGCGGCTCGCTGGTCAGGTGCTTCTCCGCCGCCAACGTGCACGGTGCCGGCCGAGTCGGTGGACACGAGTACGCGGGTGCAGGACTCACACCAGACGGTGACGTCGCGGATCTCGGCGTCCGGCTTCCAGTCCGCGGTGACGGCGAGCTCGCCGCACACCTCGCAGGGGCGTCGCCAGTGCGGTCGGTCCGGGCGCGCCTCGAGCGGGAACCGGGAGTACACCGCCTCGATCGACACGGCGACGTCGTGCAGGAACTCGGGGCCGCCGGCGTGGGCGGCGATCCGGTCGAGGTGGAGCAGCAGCCAGTCGGTGAGGTCGCGGACGAGGCGTGCGGCGCCGGGCGGGGTGGTGGTGGACCGGAAGCCGAGGAGCACGCCGTTGGTGGTCCACTCGCCGGAGCGGAGCGCGACCTTCAGCGTGGACACGGACAGTTCGCGCGCCCACCGGCGGACGTGGCCGACGAGGTCGACGTAGATCGCGTCGGCGTCGTCGAGCGCGCCGACGTGCAGCGGTGCGGGCGGGGTCCGGGACGGTGCGCCGGGCTGGCCGTCTCGGACGGCGCCGCCGGGCTGCCGGCGGATCCGGACGTACTCGACGAGCTCGGGAGCCTCGGTGAGGCGGCGGCGTGCTCTCTCGACGAGCAGCGTGAGCGTGAGCTCGTCGTCAACGGTGTCGGGTGGGGCGATCGTCATGCTGCGCTCCTCGGGTCGGGGACGGGTGCGTCCTTGGCGGGGACGAGGTAGCTGGTGGCGGCGTCGAACACGGCGCCGGGGGCGCTGTCGTAGACGACGGTCGTGCGGGGCTCGAGGTATGTCTCGCCGCTCTGCTCCGGCGCGACGGTCGCCCACTCGGCCATCTCGGCGGTGAAGCCGTCCGGTGCGAGCGTGCCCGGGTCCCAGCCGGTGAAGTAGACGCGCTCGCCGGGCTCGAACCCCGCCGGCTTGTGGGTCGGGTGGTCCATGGTGCTGCTCCTGTCCGGCTCCTCGCGGAGCCGCTGTGCGTCGGCCGCGCGCTGGGCGGCGGCCGTCTCGTACGTGGCGGACTTCGGGTCGCCGAAATCGTGCGGGCCGATGTCGTTGCCCTGCGTCAGCGGCATCAGAACGGTGTCTCGTCGTCGAACTGGCCGGGCTGCGACCACACGTCCTGCCCCTGCGCGCCGCCCGCGGGCTGCTGGCCGCCCTGCTGCTGCGGCGTCCACGGCTGGTCCTGCTGCGGCGCGGCCTGCTGCTGGCCGGGCCACTGCGATCCGCCGCCCTGCTGCTGGCCGCCGCCCTGCCCGTTGCGCTGCGCTCGGGTGACCTGCGCCGTCGCGTAGCGGAGCGACGGGCCGATCTCGTCGACGTCGAGCACGAACCCGGTGCGCTGGTTCCCGTCGCGGTCCGTCCACGACGTCTGCCGGAGGCGGCCCTGCGCGATGACGCGGGCGCCCTTCGTCAGCGAGCCGGAGACGTGCTCGGCGACCTCGCGCCAGACCGAGGCGCGGAGGAACAAGGCGTCGCCGTCCTTCCACTCGTTCGCCTGCCGGTCGAAGGTGCGCGGCGTGGACGCGATCGTGAAGTTCGCGACCGCGAGCCCGTTCTGCGTGTACCGCAGCTCGGGGTCCGCGGTGAGGTTGCCGACGACGGTGATGACGGTCTCGCCAGCCATCAGCGCACCTGCCGATCAAGCGTCTCGAGCGCTGCCACTCCGAGCGCGATCGCCTTCACGAGGCGACTGCGATCCGGCGCTGACACCTGCGACGACCATCGGTAGTGCCATGCCTGCTGGTCAGCGAGTTCGAGCAGCTCCTCCGTGCCGTGGTCGTCGTCGTGCTCCGTCGTGTAGCCGAGTGCCTCGTGCCGCTCGCGCTCGTCGAGCACGTCGAGGATGGCTTCGTGGCGGTGAACACGGTCGAGGATGGCCCGGGCCGCATTCACGTCCTCGAGGACTGCCGCAGTGCTGTCGTCGGCGTCATGGATCTCGGCGACGGCTGCTCCGAGCCGGTCGACGGCCTCGATCGCCGTCATCGTCTGGCTGTTGGTCATGCTGCGTGTCCTTTCGGTTGTGCGGCTGCTGCCGCGTTGCTGTGTGTGGCGGCGTACCTGGTGATGGCCGCCTCGATCTCGGTGTCCTGCTCGGCGAGCTGCTGCTGCCGCTGGTGCTCGGCGCGGTCGATGAGCTGCTGCAGTCGGCGCTCGCCTCGTGCCCGCTCGGCGTCGGAGAGCTCCCCGCGGACCTTCCGCCAGAAGTCCCGCCGCACGTAGTCGTGCGCGAACCGCATCTCGTGGTCCTCACGTGACCAGGGGCGCTCGGCCTCGAGGTCACCGGGGCCGGCGTGCTCCCGCTGCAGCGCGACGGGGTCGATCGACGCGACGAAGTTGTCCCACGCCGCGTCGCCGGTCACGGTTCCCCCTGCGGCATCGGCTGCCCGACCGTGCCGACCGTCAGCGCCCGCGGGGCGTCGATCACGCCGGCCTCGATCGCCGCGGCAGTCTCGGCGAACTCGGCACGGGCCCGGGCCAGCTGCTCCGCGACCGGACGGGGCAGCGGGTCACGCTTCGGCCACGACGCCTCGATCAGCCCGCGGGCCTTCGCCGACCGGACGTCCTCCTCGATGGCCGTCGGCGTCTGCCGGGTGTCGACCCGGATCTGCTCGAGCAGCACGTCGAGGGACAGGTAGTCGCGGGGCGACGGCTTCCGGAAGTGGTTCCGCACCGCCTGCCAGGCGATGTCGAAGTCGGTGTCCGCGAGCTCCATCAACCAGACCTCGGCGGTGATCGCGGTGAGCGTGCGGTTGTCGTAGCCGCCGGAGATGAGGCTGAGGAGTCGGCGGACTTCGGGTTCGTTCACGAGGTGATCTCCTGTCGGGTGTCGGTGAGTGGGTCTGCGGCCGTCGCGAAGGCGAGGAGTTCGGCCTCGCGCTGCTGTCCGCGGGACGGGGGCGCCGCGCGGCCGGGGCGGACGTCGGCGGCCTTCCGACGCATCCAGTTCCGCCAGGTCGCGTCCCAGTCGGCCTTGACGCCCTTCTGCCCGGGCTGCGCGATCCAGTAGTCGACGAACACGCGGTGCTCGGCGCGGAGGTCGACGCCCGGGCACTCGTCGCGCATCTGTGCGATCAGCGCGTCCTCGGGCACCCACCGCTCGTCGAGCCGTGTCCCGCGCTTGCGCGGGGTGGTCTTCTCTCCTGCGACAGCAGGAGAGGGGACTGGGGATGGGTATGGGGGAGCCGTGACACCGTCGTGACTCCGGTCGGACTCACGCTGGTCGTCACGCTCGTTGTCACGTGACGGGTCACGTGACTCGTCACGGCTGTCCGCGCGTGACGCCTCGGCCTCCTCGCGCGCCTTCCGGTCCCGCTCACGCTTGCGGCGCTGCCGCTCCCGGTCGTTCTCGCGTCGGCTTTTCTCCTGGTCAGACGCGAAGTTGCCCGCCTGGTGCTCCCAGTCGTGGAACTGGAACGCGCCGTCTTCGGCGACCTCCCACAAGCCGACCTCGACGAGCTTGCGAGCCTCGCGCTTCGTCCCGAGCAGTGCGGCAACCTCGGGCGGAACACGACCGCCCGACACGTTCGCCTTGCACCACGATCCGGCGCGAGTCCAAAGCCCGATCGACGCGTTGCCTGCCGCCACGAACTTCGGATGGAACGCCGCCTGGTCGTCCACGGGGAAGTACGACATCAGTGCGTCCCTCCTTCCTTTCGTCTTCGCGCCTCGTCGGCGCTGACCTCGCGCCAGCTGGCGTTGTCGTCGTAGAGCACCCACGCCTGCCGGAGCGTGCCGAGCTCGGTGCGGAGCCACCGGCGGGCGGGGAACTCGAGCGGGTCGGCCCAGCCGGGCACTCCCCAGCCGTCGTGCGCCGCTTCGACGGGGTGGTCGGTCTTCCAGAGGTGGCACTCGGGGCAGAGCAGGTGCAGGTTCGACGTCACGGTCCGGCCGCCCTGCGAGCGGTTCTTCCGGTGGTCCCGCTGCGTTGCGCCGCCGCGGTGGCACCGCTGGCAGCGCTCCTCGTCCCGCTCGAGGACCAGCGCGTACGTCCGCGCCTCGTCGGCCGCTGACGGGAGCGGGGTCTTCGGGCCGATCACCCCGTCACCCCGAGGTCGAACGTCAGCTGCTCGAAGCGGCGCGCGCCGGCCTCCGCGAAGTCCTGCCGGCCCTCGACCGCTATCGCGCGCCGGCCGCACTGCCGAGCAGCCAGGGCCGTCGAGAACACGCCGCCGAACACGTCGACGACGAGGCCTCCGCGTGGAACGGCGTACTCGATCAGCGGGGTGAGGATGCCGAGTGGCTTCTGCGTGGGGTGCAGCGCACGTCCGTGCTCCGAGCGGACGAACTGCACAGAGCGCATGAGCCGGGGGCCGCCGTCCTCCGACGTGTACTGGGATGGTCCGGCGTTCCCCTGGTGGTGCGTCGGCTTCGCACGGCGGTGCAGACGTCGGGCGACCGCATCCGCTGTCGTCGGCACTTCGTGGTGCACCGACGACCACTCGCCTCGGTACCAGAACGTCGCGAGTTCGTGCACTCGGCGGAACCTGTCGGCAGCGAGTGACGAGCCGTTGTGCTTCTCCCACACGAGGTCCTGAGACAGCTTCCAGTCCCGGAAGTCGTCGCGTTCCTGCACGAACATCCGGAACGATCCGAAGCACCAGAGCGCGTTCGCGATCGACGCAGCATTCGTCGGGAAGTCCGGCTGCCACCGGTCCCACTCGAGGGTGGTCTCGCCGTAGGGCGGGTCGGTCACGACCGCGTCCGCACCGCAGGTAGCGAGGTCGCCGAGGATGTCGCGGTAGTCGCCGTGCCAGAGCTGCACGAGGTCGTCCTCGAACACGATGCGGGGCTTCATGCGGCCACCGCCGGACGGCCGAGCAGCACGCGCATCGCGAGCGCCGCCTGTTGTGGGACCACGCCATTGCCGAGCGCCTTCAACTGCTGCGCGCGGGTGATCGGCGCGCCGGTCACGTGACCGGTGGGCAGGCCCATCATCCACTCGACGAACTCGGGAGCGAGGCGGTGGGCGCCGTCGCGACCGTCGGGATTCGTCGGGGCCGGCGCTACTCGTCCGGTGGCTCGCTCCCATCGCTCGACAGCGGGCTGATACGGCCCCCAGTCGCGATCAGGTCGTGGTCGACCAGCACCTGCAACGAGGTCACCACGGAGCGCCCGGGCTTCTTCCGCAGGTGGTTCTCCGGGGTGTTCCCCGAGTCGTGCGCCGCTGGCGTCGGCAACAGCGCGAGCTGTTGAGCGACCCCAGGCAGCAGCAGCTCGTTGGATCGCGGCCCGGGCCTCGACTTGTGGCCGCCCGTCACATCCGCGACCTGCGGAGTCGGCAGCAGATGCCTCGGGTTTTCCCGCGTTCCGAGGTCGGTCCGTACGATCGCGTCGGTCAGCGTCACGTCCGCCGGCGAGGAGCCGCCCGACGCCTCCGAGTCCATCGCGGTCGGCGTTGGCAGGGCGCGCGACGACGAAGACGCGGAAGCGGCCGTGGGGAGCGCCGGCGTCGGCAGCTCGAAGGCCGCACCACTCCGCGTCATACCCGAGCTCGGCCAGGTCGCCGAGAACGGCTCCGAGTGCTCGGAGAGCAGGTCCATCGTGTCGGTCTCCCAGACCCCACGGGTCCGATTCCATCTGCCGATCTGCCGCTGCACTGAGCAGCCCCCTCACGTTCTCGATGACGACGAGCTCCGGGCGGAGCTTGTCGATGGCGCGCGCGAACTCGGTCCAGAGCCCGGACCGCGTGCCGTCCTTCAATCCCCGGCGAAGACCGGCGAGGGAGACGTCCTGGCACGGGAACCCGCCGGTGATGACGAGACCCGGCCGGTAGCCGTGCTCGAGGTACCCGAGTTCGGGGTGTGCCGTGATGAACGCCGCCCAGTCGACAGCCGTGACATCGCCGAGGTTCGGGACGCCGGGCCAGTGGTGGTCGAGGACGCGGGACGGGGCGTCCTCGAACTCGACGTGCGCGATGACTTCGCCGCCGATGACCGACTGGACGCCGAGGTCGAGGCCGCCGTAGCCGGAGAACAGCGAGACGATGCGCGGGCGGTTGCGGAACAGGCGCCGAGCACGACGACGGCGGATCTGCTGCGGGCGGCGAGTGCGCGTCCTCATCGGGTGCTCTCCTCTCTGGCTGGGCGTCCGCGGCCGTAGTTCGCGGGGATGCTTCGTTCCTTGCGGATCCGCTCCACTGAGGAGCGGGCGATGCCGAACCGGTCGGCGATGTGCTGGTCGCGCTCGCCCTCGAGGACGGCGGCGGCGATCGCTGCGCGGGTGCGTGTGGTGATGGGGCGGCCGTTCATGCGGACCACGTGACCTTGTCGAACGCGTCCTGCCGGGTCTGCGACAGCGGGCCCTGCTCGAGCGGTCGGCCGAGGTGACGGGCGAGCATCGCCACGAGCACGACGGCGTCGGCGGTGTTGTTGTTCGTGACGGCGGCCTGCGGGTATCGGCGGACGACCATCGCGACCACGACGTCCTTGTCGGCGCGGGTCTCGCCGGTGGCGTACTTCTTCACGTGCATCGGGTTGATCTCGTGCACGCGGTGTCCGGCAGCGACGAGGCGCGTGAGGACCAGCCAGCGGAGCCCGCCGAGGTCCACAGCGCCCTGCGGCATGCCGTACGCGGGCGACTCGATGACGACGTCGCCGCAGCCCTCGACTGCCGCGACGATCGCGTCCGCGTGCTGCTCGAACCGTCGGGCTTTCACGGCGAGGCTGTCGATCTTCTTCCCGGCGGACCGGGCGCGCTGCACGGCGATGCTGCCGACGGGATCGACCACCGCGATGCCGGTGTCGGTGAGGGAGAGGTCGAGTCCGCCGATCGGCAGGCTCGTGCGATCCTGGGGTTCCATGCTGGTGTCTCTCGCAGAGGGGTCGGTGTGGGTGGGGCGGTGGCCGTTGCAGTCGGCCACCGCCCCGGCTGAGCTACGGGCGGCCGGAGTAGACCGGCACCGAGGCGGGGATGCCCTCGTGCACGACGGTCTTCTCGTCGCCCTTGACGACGGTCTTGCCGTCGCGGATCTCGGTGACGATGTCGGCGAACGCGGCGTCGAGGATCTCGGTCGGCCGGGTGAGCACCACGCCGAGGCCGAGCTGACTGCCGCGGAGGCGGTACCGGAACCGGGCGTAGACGACGTAGACCGGGCCACCGATGTACGGGCGGAGCAGCAGCTCGAGCTCGTTGGGGATGTCGATGTGCCCCTTCTGGCCGGCCTTCGCCGTGACGGTCTCCTTGTACTCGAGCCGGACCTGCCCGGAGTCGAGCCGCTCGCCGCCCTCGAAGTCGACGGACGTCTTCGCCTGGAACGACTGCGCGATCTCGATGAGCACGGCGGTCTCCGGCGAGCGAACGTCGAGGGCCTGCTGCTCGATGAACTCGGCGAACTCGGTCTGCTGCAGGAGCACGCCGTCGACCTTCTCCCACGCCTCCCAGGACTTCGTCTTCCGCAGCTCGAGGCGAGCGGTGTGCTTCTGCCACCCGCCCTGACCGGCGTCGTGCGAGTCGAGCACGGCGACGACGGACGACGACGGGACGTCGGCGTAGACCTCGGTGTGCCCGTCGACGACGTGCTTCGTGACGTAGCGGACGAACGACTCGGCATCGCCGACGACGCGCTTCGCCTCGATGTGACGGGGGTGCTCGGCGTAGCGGTCGGTGTCGACGATGCGGCTGCCGCCGGAGCCATCGGCCTCGGCGTAGACGGTGCCGGCGTCCAGCTCCTCCGGGTGGATCGCCTGCTGGGCGAGGTTCGCGACGACGGCGGCCTCGGGGTTGTCGGTGTAGTCGTTCATGCTCAGTCGAGCTCCTTGATCTCCCCGGTGGCGGGGTCGTGGGCGGGTGCGTTGCGGATGTCGTCGTCGTCGAACAGGGGCATCGACGACGGGTCACGGCGGGACAGGGTGTGGTCCCGGTCGACGTACGTGATCGACCCCTGGCGGTTCTTCTCGGGCCGCTTGACGGTGATCTTGTCGTTGACCTTGAGGGCGCTCACCGCGTCGTCGATCGGCTTGAGTTCGAGGGTCAGGGTGATCGAGCCGCCCTTCCCCGTCTCCTCGATCGCGGCGACGAGCTTCGTCAGCTCGTCGTGCAGCTCGAGGTCGGTCTTCGGCCTCGTCGACGCGAGGAACGCGGCGAAGCTCCCGGGCTTCTTCTGCGTCTCGTCCTTGGACATGGGTGTCCTTCCTTGTGGGGTGGACCGGCCGATCGGCCGGACGTTCGTGGGGGTCATCGGCTGGCGCCGTATGCCTGGCCGAGCACCTTGTTGATGTTCTGCAGCCCCATGAGCCGAGCGGCGAGTGCCTTCTGCAGCTCCTCGGCGGCGTGCAGCGTCTCCTTCGCGGCGTCGACGTCGCGGCGGAACGTCATGGTTTCGAGGTCGGCCTCGGCGCGCTTCTCGGTGACGCTGGACTTGCCCGAGCGGAGCACCGCCTTCGCCTTCTCCTCGATCAGCGCCCGCTCGGCGTCGTACCGGGCCTTGTACAGGCCCTTCATCACGGGGACCGCGCGCTCGAGGCGCTCGCCGAGTTCACGGATCATGAACTCGAGCTCGATCGGCGTGACCGGCTCGTAGGAGACGATCTCGCCGGTGTCCATCCGGGCGATGTCGTGCGCGCTCACGGCTGCCCGCCGGCCTGGGCGAGCCACTCGTCGTCCGTCAGCTCAGCCGGAGCGGTGGGCACGGCCACGACGGCGGCCGCGGCGGGCTGTCGCGCGGCGTCCTCGGCGGGGGCGGTCGGCGGCTCGGGGGCGGCGGGCTGGTCGAGCATGCCGTGCCGGGTGAGCGCGGCGGTGCGGATCGCGTCCGTCCGCTCGCCGGCAGCGTCTGCAGCGTCGAGCAGCTCCTCGATCGCCTCGTGCGTCGATGCTGCGGCGAGCTCGGCTGCCCAGTCACGTGACGGCGGCGTCGGTTCGGGGGCGGCCGTCGGTGCGCCATCGGCGTCGACCGGCGCGCCCAGTTCCTCGGCCGTGTAGTGCAGGCCCATGAGCACGTCCTCGGCGCCGGCGGACGCGGCGTCGGAGAGGGAGCGCCAGCGGCAGAGGCGCGCGGTGTACAGCTCCCACGGCTTCGGGTTGCCGTCCTTTGACCGGGCCCGGGGCTGCCAGACGCCCTCGGCGTTCGGCTGGTACGAGTCGAGCAGCCCCGCGTCGACGGCGTCCTGCGGCGTCCAGGTGTACTCGTACGGGAAGTCCGGGTCGTCACTGCGGATCAGCGTCGTTGTGACCGCGAGGTCGCCGCCGCGGACGGAACCGGTCTGCCGGATGCGGAGCGAGTGCCCGGCCTGGCGGATCAGCGCCGACATGAGCGCCGGCTTGATCGTCGGGTGGCCCTCGATGACGTCGATGCCCTGCAGCGCGGCCATCGGGTGGACGCCGAGCATGATGCCCGTCTCGACGACGAGCATGACCTTCCCGGGCGATGGGCGCTGCTCCATCACGTTCGTGTCCGGGTTGCGGACGTTGCTCCACAGCCCCTTCGGGAGCAGCTCGCCGGCCTGGGCGATCGTCTGGACGTAGTCGCGCTTCTCGGCGAGCGTCGCTCTGACGTAGGTGGTGATCTCGGTGCTCATGCGGCACTCCGTTCGTAGGAGAGCGCGACGCGGAGTCGCGGGAGGAGGTCGGTTGCGATGGGGACGATCAGCTCGCGGGCGGCGACGATCTTGGGGTGGTCACGGGTGACGACCAGGCGGTGCGGGATGCCGCGGTGCGCGGCTCGGAGGTCCCACTCGCCGCGGGCGTTCTGCACGAGCTCCACCCACAGGAACTCGATGGCGTTCGCCTCGGGGACCACCTCGAACTGCCACGCGAGCTGCCGCCACTCGCCGGTGTTCGGGCCGTCGACGACCTTCCCGTGCTTCGCCTTGCACTCGGCGAGGGTGAGGCTGCCGTCGGGGTTCTCGCGGAGGCCGTCGGGCGTCGCCGCGAACCCGGTCTCATCGGGTGAGTGGATCAGCGCGAGGTTCTGCGGGATGCCTGCGTACGCGAGCATCAGCGGTTCCCAGCGGTGGCCCTGCTCCGTGTACGCGTTCCCCGAGAACGAGGAGGCCGCGAGCTTCGCAGCGAGGTACTTGTCGACGCTCGACGCCTTCGCGAACTTCGCGGCATCCGAGGCTCCGATCAGGCCGTTGCGGCGGGCGGCGAGCCAGGCGTCGCGGTCCATGCCGTCGACGACGATGCGGTCCTTCCAGGTCACCAGCGGTTCCTCCACTCCTGCATCGGGATCCCGGTCGTCTGCCGGTCGATCCACTGGCCGACCGCGAGGACGCCCATCAGGGCGACGGTCGCGACGGCGACGAACACGACGCTCATGCGAGGCCCAGCCGTTCGGTGATCTGGTCGGCGACGCCGTTCCACCAGGCCTGCCTCGTGCCGTTCGCCAGGTGGGTGTCGGTCGGCGGCTGCACGGCGTCGCGCTCGAAGGCGGCGATCAGGTTCGCGGTTCGCTGCTCCTCGACGAGAGCGAGCGTCGCTTCGGCCTGAGCGAGCAGCGCCTTGTCGCGCACCGAGTGCTCGTACTCGCCATCGCTCTCCTGCTGTTCGTGCGCCCATGCGATGTGCTGGCGCGCGTTCGTCGCGTGATCCTCGGCGGCGCTCATGCGACGACCGTCCCGTCCTCGATCGTGAAGCCGACCGACCGGGACTCGTCGACCCGGGAGATCCACACCTGGTACTGGTGTTCGGCGGCGAGCTTCTCGATGATCGCCAGCGACTCGGAGTCGAGGGCCTCGCCGCCGTCGATGCGCATGACGCGGATGGCCGGGTCGCCGGCCATCGCGAGGGCGGTCGAGACGCGGACCTGCTCCGAGGTGGACGCCTGCGAGAACGGGATGCCGTTGAGGGTTACCCCGTCGGCGTCGAAGCCGAGGCCGGGGACGGGGAGCTTCGCGGCTGCGATGCCGTCGGCCTTCTGCTTCGCGATCTCCTCGAGGCGGAGTGTGTGCTGTGCCTGCTCCTGCTTGCGGTCCGAGAGCTCCTCGGCGACGGCCGCACGGTCACGTTCCTTCCGGATGCGCTCGTTGACGACGTCGATCTCGCCGAGCTGGTCGAGCAGCGCCTGCGGGTCCTGCCGGTCACCGATCGCACGGGCGGCGCTGATCGCCTCGGAGGCGCGGGCGCTCGCGGCGGACAGCGCGTCCTGGGCCGCGGTGAGTGCCTCGGCGGCGCGCTGCTGGTTCGCGTGGGCCTGCCGCGCCTGCTCGACCGCCGCGTCGATCGCGCGGTTCTGGCGGGTCATCGCGTCGACCTGCGCGACGAGGTCCGCGGCGGACACCTCCACCTCAGGCAGCGACGGGTCCGGCTCCGGGTAGCCCTTCAGCCGGCCTTCGAGCTCCGCGACCTTCCGACCGACCTCGGTGCGTCGGTCGTAGACGCCCTTCCGCTCGGCGTCGAGCGTGATCGGGTCGAACCCGAGCGAGTCGCCGAGCGCGTCGACCAGGGTCGCGAGCTGCTTCTTCGCGTCCATGCGGGTGAAGGCCAGCGGGTCGAGCGTGATCGCACCGAGCATCCCGTCGAGCAGCTTCTGGGGCGACGAGAATCGGGCGTGGTCGGAGGACTCGACGGTCAGCGTGCCGGCGTCGTCCTTCGTCCAACGGCGCGTCGCGACGTAGGCGACGTTGCCGTCCTCGTCGCCGATCTCGAGTCGCGCGACCGCGGTGTCCTGGCCGTCGCGAATCGGCTGCACCGTTTCGCGGGCCGCGGCGCCGCCCTTGAGCACGGCGTAGATCGCGTCGAGCACTGACGTCTTGCCCTGTGCGTTGCGGCCGCCGATGAGGACGACGTCGCCGTCCGGTCTGATCTCGACGGCGGTGAGGCGCTTGTAGTTCTCGACGTTGAGCGCGAGAACTCGCAGCGGCGTCGGGTTCGTGGTGGTCACGGTGGCTCCTTGCGGGGTCGGAAAATGACGCGTTCCCAGGGCTGGGACGCGGGAGATCGGGTGGGGCTCAGTCGGAGTCGGCGACCCACTCGGCGGCGCGGGCGATGGCCTTCGCTTCCGCCTCGTCGTCGACTTCGAACTCGGCTCGGTCTGCAGCGGCGATCCGGTCGGCGGTCACGACGGAGGTCACCGGCCCTTCGGTGCGTTGACGACGGAGTGCACTCGGAGCAGAGCTGCGACGAACAGGATGATCACGGCCCAGACGAGCAGCACCCACGCGGGGGAGCCGTACCGGGTGATCGAGGCGAACAGGGATGCGATCCAGACGAGCGCCAAGAGCAGCGCGGCGACCTTCACGCGACGCCGCCGCTCACCACTGCTGCGATGCCGACGGCGACGACACCGGCGGCTGCGTACGCGAGGTAGAGGATGAGCGCGAGGTCCTCGCGCTGTCGGGGCGTCACGCTGCGACCTGGCCGAGGCCGAGCGCCTGCAGCACGTCGCTGCAGTCGGAGCCGAGGCGCTTCTCCACTGCGGCGCGGGCGGCGTTCGCGTTCTGCTCGGCGATGCCGGCTGCACGCGGGTCGGTGACGCGAAGGTCGACCGGCTCAACCCAGCTGCTCATGCGGCGACCGCCGTAGCGGCGAGGGGGGCGATGATGTCGGACAGGGGAACCTCGAACGCCTGGGCAATGCTCACGAGCTCGTCGATCGTGAACGCAGACTGTGCGTTGAGGCGGCGCGACAGGGTCGCGATAGGGATGCCGGTTGCGGCGGAAAGCCACGTGCGGGACTGACGCATCCGACCCAAGTGGGCCAGGACCTCATCAGCCACCGTTCGGGACGCCGGTGTCGTGGTTGCCATATGAAAAGCGTGCCACGTGGTTTTCCATATAGCAACCCAGTTCACGGGTCTTGCGCTCAACTTTCCAAAACTGATAGTTTCCTACTCATGCCAGCAAGCGCGCGTCCGGAACCGAGCGACCTCACCAAGGAGGTCGCCGCGATCATCAAGGGCCTCATGGTCCGACGAGGTCACGAGCAGCAGGCGCTCGCGAGCGCCGTCGGCGTCTCGCCAGCTCAGATGTCGCGGATGCTCAGCGGGGGCAAGCACTGGGACATCGACCAGCTCTCCCGCGCCGCGGCCTTCCTCGACGGTGACTGGCGCGAGATCCTCGCCGACGCCGAGAAGACGGTGGCTGCACGGGCGAATGTCGCACCCGTCGCGCAGGATGACGAGGACTTCGACGTCGACCTCGACACCGAGCACCTCAAGATGAGCGACCACGCACTCGCCGCCCGGCGAGGCAAGAAGAAGTCCGACCTGCCGCACGCGGACTAACCACCCGCGCTACCACTCCGGGGGAGTGATTGAGAGACCTCATGCAATGCGCTGCCACCCTGGGCGTGCGCGTCGTCCTGACGCACCTGCCTGACGACATGCTCGGCGCGTACAGCCCGATCGAGGAGCGCGTCTACCTCGACCTCGGGCTCACTCCCAGCGAGCGTCGCTCGGTCCTCGCGCACGAACTCGGCCACGTGCACTACGGACACACCTGTGACCTCGGCCCGGACAGCCACATCGAACGGCAGGCCGACGCCTACGCGGCAACGCTGCTCGTTCACCCCGAGGACTACGCCCACCTCGAGCAGATCAGCGCCGACACCCACTTCATCGCCGAGGAGCTCGACGTGACCCCGAACGTGATCGACGACTTCCGCCGCTACGTCCTCCGGAAGCTCGGCCATCGCACCTACGCCGGGCACCGTCCGGTCCTCGTCTGATGGCGCGCCCACCGCTCGTCCTCGGCACATGGGGGACCATCAGCACCACCGGCAAGGGAACGAAGTGGTCCGCCGCCGCCCGGTTCCGCGACTTCGACGGCGTCACGCGCCAGGTGCGCCGCACCGGCGGGAGCCGGCAGAAGGCGAAGGACGCACTCGTCGAGCACCTGCGCGACCGTGTCCGACTGCACGGCGCCGACCTCAGTAGCGAAGCGAAGGTGTCGATCCTCGCCGACCGCTGGTACGACACCCTGCTCGGGAAGAAGGCGACCGGCACGCTCGACGTCTACCGCCGCACGATCAAGAATCACGTCCGGCCGGCGCTCGGCGAGCTGCGCATCCGCGAGGTCACGGTCCCTGTCGTCGACCGGCACCTCGTGGCTGTCGAGGAGAACATCGGCAAGGCGACCGCCGCGCTCTGCCGCGTCGTGCTCATGGGCATGTTCTCGCTCGCGGTCCGCCACGGCGCGGCCGCAATGAACCCGGTCCGCGAGACCGAGAACGTCAACTCGGAGCCGGGCGAGATCCACACGATCAGCCGCGAGGAGGTCTTCCTCCTCCGGTCCCAGCTGCAGGAGTGGGACGCGGCGAAAGACCGTGGCGGCCGTCAGCGACTCACCGACCTCGCTGACGTCGTCGACATGCTGCTCGCAACCGGTGTTCGGACGGGCGAAGTGCTCGCTGTGCGCTGGGAGGACATCGACCTTCGCTCGGAGGTGAAGACGGTGACGATCACCGGGACCGCGGTGCACGTCCGCGGCGAGGGGCTGCAGCGGCAGCCGAAGCCGAAGACGGCCGCCGGCTTCCGCACGCTCGCACTCCCGCCGTTCGCGGTGCGCATGCTTCTTCGGCGCGCTTCGGGCGCAGGTTCCCAGTGGGTGTTCCCGTCCTCGGTCGGCACGCTGCGTTCTCCGAACAACATGCGAACGCAGTGGAGGGTGTTCCGGGAGGCGTACGACTACCCGGACTGGCTCGTGCCCTACACCTGCCGGAAGACCGTCGCGACGATGATCCGCGACGGGCAGGACCTCGACGCGGCGGCGCAGCAGCTCGGACACGTTGACACCCGCTGGACTCGAGATCACTACACCGGGCATGTGCACACGGGCCCGGACGTTCGCGACATCCTCGATCGCCTCGGGGACGATTAGCGGTACGTTTCCGTGCCCGGAACGACAGAAAGGCCCCGGATTGCCGAAGCAATCCGGGGCCTGACCTGGGGTTTCTGGGCCGACAGTCGGACTCGAACCGACAACCCCCGTATTACAAGTACGGTGCGCTACCAATTGCGCCATGCCGGCTGACGCCGCTCATCCTACCGGTGAGGGCGTCCGGGGCTCACTCGCCTGACTTCTCCGAGAAGTTCAGCGAGATCGAGTTCATGCAGTACCGGTCACCCGTGGGGGTACCGAACCCGTCCGGGAACACGTGGCCCAGGTGCGAACCGCAGTTCGCGCACCGGACCTCGGTGCGGGCCATGCCGAGGGAGTTGTCCTCGATGAGCTGCACGGCGTCCGGGTTCACCGACTCGTAG